ATAATTCCAAACTGTTCCATTGGTTGATGAAACACTTTTAGATGATGCTGAAGAAGCATATCCATCTATTGTGACGTATTTCCCATTACCATAAACAGTGTTTTGCCCAAATGGTAGTAAACCTCTGCCACCAATAGAAACTTCTGTCCAAGATGTTGCATCTTCTGATATTGCAACTTTATCCATTGACAATGCAATAAATTTATTATTTACATAAGAAATTGAAAACCAAGTAGAGCTTGACGGCATTGTCCGTAAAGTCCAAGTTTCTCCATCATTTGAAGTGAAATAATCATCTGTTCCATAGGAAATTGCTAAATAATTACCAAATGAGCCATAAACGACTTTAAGTAATCCTGATATTGTGGGATCGTTACTATCAATCCAACTTGTACCATTAAAACTATAAATTGCCTTAGAACCACCAACAGCGACATACTTGTTATTGCCGAAAGTAACTCCAAACATTGATTGTGGAGCAATTTCTGTTGTACCATCTGCCCATGTAACACCATCTTGAGAAGCAACAGACACATAGTCGCCAATTGCAACAAAATTACAATCAAGTGCTGGTGGTGATGTTATGCATCCATAAACAATGTCTTTATATCCAAAGTCATTAGGAAGAGTGTTTTCTGTCCAGTTTATTCCGTCTGAAGATAAAGATATGGTATCATTTGATAGTATTGTGAATGTGTTATCACCAAAAACGATTCTATTCCAAGCTTTAGCTGATACCAAATCAGCTTCTATCCAGATTTGACCGTCATCAGAATAAATGACTTTGTCACTGTTGTTGCCGATTGCAACAAATACTCCGTTTCCAAATGCTACATCTTTTAACCCATCTGGGAATGAAGAAGTTGTAATGTTGGAAGCATTCCATGTAGAAGCATCTGTTGACCAAACGCTTTTAAATCCACCATCCATTGTTACATAATAACCATTACCATAAACAACAGATGCGTTGTAAGTTAGTATTGTTATGCCACTTAACGTAATTTCATTCCATGTTTCAGCATCAGTTGACGTGAGTATTTTGTTTGTTCCAAGAACAATAAATAAATCATTTACATAATTAATGGAATCCCAATACTCAACCGATGGCAAATTGCCAACATTAGAACCAGCCCAAGAAACACCATCAACAGATGTTGCATAGTAACTGCTATCATATGAAACAAGTACGAATTTGTTATTACCGTAGGCAATTGAAGACCAAGTAACAGAAGTAATGTATGGTAAGTCGCTAAATGTCCAATTAATTCCATCAATTGATTGAATTGCTGAATATTGTGAAATATTTATAGCTACATATCTGTTATCGCCAAAAGTTACACAATCTCCACCTATTGGCATGGTTCCAGCTGTCCAAGATGATCCATCTTCAGAAAACTGGGAATATAAATCTGATACTGCTACAAATCCACAAGATGGAGGAGCAACTGGCGTGAGACTTAAAATATGCTCTTTATTTTTGCCTTGAAATTTATCTGTCATTATAACACCTTTACTGGATTTGAAACTATAATTTTATTTACTTGATTGCCTCTTAGTGTTATTAACAAAGTTGGCATATATGTTCCTGCTCTTTGGTATTTATGGGTTGTGTAGTGTATATTTGGGTTAACTTGTCTTTGGTTACCACCATCTTCAAATACCCAAAATCTTTCTACTATGTCTCCACCAGACTGATCTATCAAGTTAAAACTTGTTGCTTCAATTCCCATTTTGTTCGCAGTCTGAACAGAATATCCAACGCTAGGTGTAGCATAAACAAATAAATTTGGTATTTCGTTTGATGCTGTTATATATCCTTTTTTAACAACAAGTCCTTGTGCTCCCAAGTTTGTTACAATTCTCAACTTAACATCAAAGCTTCCTTCACTGGAATAAGTATGGGTTGGGTTTCTTTCTAGGCTAGTTCCACCATCTCCGAAGTCCCAAAAAAACTTATTTGCAATTACATTGCTAAAATTTTGAAATTTTACAGTTAAAGGAGAAGGACCATTTAGAGGATATGCTCTAAATAATGGCTTTGGTGCTAAAAGCTTTATTTCTTGTTGTTTGAGAATGTTGTTTAAGGAGCCACTGGCTGGAAGATCTGCTGTACCTAAAGTATTTTCAATTTTTATAACAGCATCTTTAATGCTGTTGTGATGGTCTGCAAAAACTCCACCAATAATTTGCGCTCCAACGTCCCAATTAGTTTGTCTTGATCCAGCAAACCCACGAACCAAATTACTAAATGTTTGATTGGTTCTTTTCTCGTAATAAACATATTCTGGAAAAGTAGCATATTTTTCAGGCAAATTAATTCTTAAAACGCCTTTGTCTGAAAAGTTTTCTGCATTTTCGACAATAATTAAATCTGACCCGTAATTCAATGCTTGAGTTAAATTTGTTTCGCTATTATTTTTAGCAAAATAAAGTGTATCATAGTTATCAATAGCTTCTGGAAATACTGATAGATCACCAGCCAGATATCCCAAATCATAACTACTTAGTTTACTGACCATCTCCTAAAAGACCTTTCCTCGTATTTATCAATTTTAAAAATTGAACTTTTGTTTTACTAGAATTATCTAATTGCAATATCGATCTAACCAATTCTTTATTTACAGGATTACCTAACAAAAAATCTAAATTTAATTCATTACTAAATTTATTTTCAAAGTATTCAGCTTGAGATTCTGTATTATTCCAATTTTTAATAACATGTTTAGAATCAATTTTATCAAAAATTTTTGTAAATTCTTCACATTCTTTTTCATAGTTTTCTTTGTTTTCTAACAATTTATTATGATTTATTTGTAAATTTGCTAAACTTCTTTCTAATTTTCTAACCAAAAAAGGAGTTTTTCTGCTATTTTTTTCCTTTTCTTCTTCTATTTCTATTTTTTTAATTTCAATATCATCTAAAATATTTTCAATCTCCATATTAAGACTTATAAGACTTTCATATCTTGTTTTAAGTTCTCGAATACATTGCCACGCTTGAGCGTCTAATGTTAATTCTTTTCCAATGATGAATTTTTCAATTTGATAGTCGCTGTGTCTGTTAACAACGATATTCTTATCAAGTATTTCTTTTATTTTGTTTAACATATATTAATGTAGTAATGTTAATCAAGAGGCAGGTCAAAATCAATTCTAATTATATCAATTGAAGTTATAGCATTGTCTAATGTAAATCCAGTTCTTAGATCATTTTCAATGTAACCATTTAATTGATATGAATTTGTTGCTAATGGTGTTGGAACATAAATCAATGATCCATCATTATAAATTCTTACACCATTAATATAAACTCTTAAAGATCCAACTTCAAATGGAACATTAAGACCAGTTATATAATTAGTGTAATCAGGACTTAAATTAGCTGAAGGTGGCTCTACTCCATAAAAATGTCGATGTGCATTTTGCAAACCAACAGCAACTTCGGCAGAAATAATGTTAGGTTCTGTTACATTAAAGCTAATAGTTGTAGAATTCTTAAATACAATTGGTCCATTATTAAAAAAAACTGTTTTACTAATTTGATCTACTTGAATTGTTAAGTTTGTTGCTTCATCAGAAATAAGTTCTAGTTTTTGACGTTCAGATAATTCCATTCTAACATAATCAGTGCCATTGTACATGCCATCTTCGTGAGCACCAATGTTATGTAACGCTTCATTAATCTTATTGCTTTTTAGATTACCATTTTGTTCTAAAGACTGATCAAGTCTAGCCGCTAAAGTTCCAGTATTTCCAATTGCAGACTCAAGAATAGCCGTATTTGTGTCTACAGCACTGTTGATTATATCATCTCTTTGGACGAGAGCATTGATAGGCAGGTTATCAACCTGATAATAATAAGGCTGTAATGGTTGATAACTTGGAACTGATATTATACTTATATCTGGCATAGTAACATATTTAGTCTAAATCAAAGTAAATTTACTCTCCAATTCCAAACAATTTGAATATCAGATGTTTTTGATAGAGGAGAAAATGTTGCCATTGAGTATAAAATGTCATTGTTTAGCACTAAAGCCATTTCAGAAATATTATAACCATTTGCATCATCAAAACTTAGAACAGATGTAAAAACGACTTGTGTAGCGTTTGTTGAGTCAATATTGGTAACAACTGGCTTGTTTGCTCTAGTCAAACCAAAAAGACCTGTTCTATCTGCATCTACATATCTTGTGGTAGTTCCATCAGTTCCACCATCACCAAAAATCATTCTAGAGACAAACTGATTGTAAATGCCATCAATTTTGTTGGCAAGAACTTTAACTAATTCAGATCTACCACCAATAAGAACAGCATTGCTGAAATCAATGTTACTTTCTTCGCCATTCTTATTGATGATTTTTCCTGTCACATGACCAATACATTTTGATAAATCGTTCATATTTTCCCTTCGATTTTCTTACTGTCTCTAGTTAAAATAGTATAACCAATACTTTCTTCTTGAATCGAAACAGACTTGGGTCCATTAGCAAAATCAGCTAACGCAAATGGAGAAGAATTAGCAGTTTGATACGTTATCAAGTTATTACTAGACCTGTCAATATAATCAAAACTATTTCCCAAAATTGTTGTAGAATTTTCAATATACTGAATTAATTCGTAATTGACAGAGCTTCCACCACTTGAAATTGTTCCCCAATCCTCAAACCTTCCTGAAATATAAAGATAATCAGTTGAACTTATATTTACCTCTGAAATAATCGAATAAAAATAATTTGAATTTATTTTTATTAAATAATTTTCTTTAAAAGTGCTGTTGCGAATTGCATTAGGATTGTTTGGATCAGTAAATGTTGGAAAAGTTAATGGCTTTGCTAACAACATTTTATTATAATTAACATTTCCAACATTGTATGTTAATCTTTTTAATATTTTACCGCTTATTCCCACTTGATCTCCACTGACGTATCCATCAATATAGAATTCATCAGTTTCAGTTGGATATTGATCTATGTAATATTGATTGGAAGTAGAATCAATGTAAAAATAATTATTTCCTTGCAGAAGTTCTTGTATATTAGTAACTCCTGTACCGGGATCTACAACTACTCTGCCACGATTTAAAACATCATAAATTCCAGTCGTTGACTCAAAAATTATATTATTATTTTCGTCCAACAATTTATAGTTTAATCCGCCAACTGGCATATTGCTTAATGTTCCATTATTGGCAATAGTTAATTTATTATTTACGACATTGCTAATATTATAAATAAAACCAGTTAAAACGATTTCAACTTTCCATGCAGCAAGAGCATTGCCGTTGTTTACGTCATGTACAGTCTTTATCGGATAATACAAGTAATCAAAAGATTCATCGATAATGCTGTAAGTGTTATCTTCATAAACATTGAAATTAGTGTCCGCAATAATTATGTTTGATAATATAAATGTAAATTCAGTTATGTTTAATGGTTCTGAAAAACTTTCAATCACTTCAACAATGTTGTTTGTAGGATTTTCAACTGTGTAATTACCACTGTTTATGTGCGGTGACAAAATTTGTAAAAATGTTTTTGCCGGATTAACATTAATCCCCAATGATTGTAAATTTTGGGAAGAACAAAAAAGAACAATGTTTTTATTAAATGCCATTGTTGTGCCAGATTCAATGCTACTGGAATTTGCTAAAGAATTTCTAAGCACAGGATTATACAGATCAGATCCCGGAATAATATTTCTGTTAAATACATTACTTATTTCTCCAGAAATCAAAAATTCAGCACCATTATACCTTATAAGTATTTCCCAACTTTCATTTGCAGGAAGCATGTAATCCTGCATAAATCCATTAAATTGCAAAGTATGTAATATTGCATGAAAAGGAATATAGTCTGCAATAATTTCCTGCGCTTCAGTTAATCTAATGTTGGACAAATCTTGTATAGTAAGCTCAGCGTTGAACCTAGAACTTATCGTGTTCCTACAAGGCTCTACAAAATCTTTATCAATGTTTTTAGGGTCAAAACTGTCTCTTAAAGAACCATTGTATTCATCCATATTATATGCTTGTTCTGAATAAGGAAATTCAGTTCTAACCTTGCCAAATATTATTGGATCATAAAACGGATTCTTAACATTGATAATAATATCAAATAATGGGTCGCTTTCCTCAATTACATGTGTATTCCAATCTTTTTTTGGATACTTAACATATCTTTCATCTCTCGTGTCAGCTAATGGCAGCGATAATATATAACCATGTAGTTGAATCTCTTCATTGTCAGGCAATTTTTTTATCTGATATGTTATCTTTAAATGAGACCCAATTCCTAACGGATTTCCAATATATTTCATATATGATTTGCCGTTAGAAGTGTAAATTGTGATATTGCTTAAATCTAATGTTTCATAATTATCAATAACAATAGAATTTCCATTTATAGAAGACTTCGCTACTTGAAAAGAAAAATAAATATCATTTTTATCTAAACTTACTTTTTCTAGTTGAAAAATATTATCATTTAGATAAACAAAACTTTCTGTAAAAGTATATTTGGTTCCCACTTGCCATAGTTGTGAAAATTTATCAAGTTCAATTCCAGCATCATTCAGAGCTTCTTTTAAAGCCCTTATTGTTCCTTTAGATTTATTAAGAGGAACAGCTTTTTTAATTTGTTTTCGCCATCTGGTTGGGTCAGAACTTCTTAGTCTCAAATTAAATAAATTAGCTAGATATATTAACAAAGGCTCTTGTAAAACATTAGCATCAAGAAGATCAATGATTTGATTGACCAAATCTTCCATGTTTTTAAAACCAATGTTAATCGATTGGTTTAGTTTGTCTAAAATTTCGGGCGTTCTGTCATCACTTGAATATGTTGTTTTGTACATTTCTGGCAAATAACGAGTCAATAAATCATAATATTTATTTTCAGGAGTTCTGTGACTTGGATTGCTTGTATACGCTGCAATATCACTTAAAAGATAAAATCCCAAGTGTGCGCTTAAAACGTCTCCAGAAGGGTTTGGCTTCCATTTGTAACAAATAAAATAGTCACCTTCTCTTACTCCCAAAGCATCCCAATAAAAAGAAAATCTACAATATGGAAATTCATTATTTGGAGCACTCTGAACAGGAGAATCTGTATTAGGTTGACCTCTTACCCATAAAGGATTAGTTGCATTTCCTCGTTGGTAAACAATAATAGAATTTTGATAATAAAAAGGACTTGTAACAATAGTTGTTTGCCAATCGTTCAAAGCATCATTAGCTATCTTGATATTTTCTTCCGAAGGATTATTACAAGCAATATTTTTAAAATACAAATATTTTTCTTCAAGATTTTCCTGAGAAACTTGATTATCATATTCTTGCATATTTGTAGAAGCATAACTGCGTTCTATAAAATATATTGTTATGTTTTCTATGTAATAAGGATCTTCAAAGTAACATTTATTAGAATCTGGAGTTAAGAATACAAACTCGACTCTATCGTTAACTTTTGGATTATCTGTATATAATTTATTCATAGGTAAAACTTATTGCTATACTTTCTGGTCTAATAATCTCAAAATACCTTGCGTTTACAGTTTTTCCACTGTTGTCAGGATCGCTTGTTGTGAAATAAATATCATATCTGCTTGGTTGTTGCATATCTGAAAGAGCTTTGATAACATCAATGTCTCTTAAATTCTGTTCATAATCCCAATTATTTACTGAAAAGAAACTTTCAATTCTTGAAGTTATATTAGTTTTTATTTCATCTTCAAACTTTTTATAATATTTATCCATTACCACATTAACAGAAATGTTAGTTAAAATGATTTCGCCATCAAGAATGCTAAGATAATCAGTCATCATTTTGTTAGCATTTATGTGTTGCATAAACTCATATTTAAATTGACTGGATGATTTTTCTAGATCTAAATTGTTTACTTTTGTTAAAACATAAAGTTCAACAATGTTGGAACTACACCCAGAATGTCTCAATACAGCATTTGCTTTACCCATCACTCCATTATAAGGTGTTGCAAATAAATTGGCATAATTTTTGTAATCACTGCCAGAAACACATCTATTTTGAGATTGATTGTAAATTGGAAGTTTATATCTAATATCATCAATCGTTTCGCCAGCATATCCATGCTCTCCTTTAGTGTAATTTGTCAAATTGACAACCGCACTGTAAACTTCACCTGAAATTGGTATTAAAGTTTGGGTATTTACGAAGTTGCTGACAATGTTACCTGATGGTCCACCACCTATTCTGTAAACAATTTGTATTGTAGATCCAGCAGATGGAATGTATCCTGCTCTATTGTTACCAAATATAATATAAACTGAATAATCAGAATTATATTCAATTCTATATTCTCTTCTAGGAGATGATTCAGTAAAATATTTGACTTGATCCCACTTTGTGCCATCAACGCTTACACGAATGGAATCAAGCAAGACTGGACTGTAAGTTAACAAATATGCCTGATCAGTTCCACCTACAGCACCAAAAGCATCACTATAAGTTCTACCTTCTAATCCAACAATATTACTATTGATCAATGTTCCATTGTTTATGTAAATGTTTTCATCGTAAATAGGTCTATTTAACGAATCAGAAGGAAACAATTCTATTGTTGTGGTAACATTGTTATTTAATATGTCAACTGGATATGGTGTTGGTATTTCTAAATCAACATTGTAAGTCGTTTGCACTCTTGCAGACCAAAGGCTTTTACCAGCAATTGGCGGTTGAGGTTCATAACCAACAAGCTTTGCTAATCTCAAAGCATTTTCTAGTTCTGTAACCGTATCAATAAATACTTCATTGGCTATTTGATCTGTCTTAAATGAAAGAGTGTCTGCAATAAATGCCCAATTTTCAATAAGCATAATACCAAGACTTGACTCAACAAAATCATTAAACTCAGCGCCAAATTTTTCTTTAATATAAGCCACCAAACGAGACTTCATTGACCAAAAATCTTGATTAGTATAATTTAAGGAAAATATTTGAGGTCTTGTGTTATTAGCACCAAGTTTGTATGGCTTTAAATCAAACGGACATTTTTCCAAATCAGCCCCCTTCAAATGGTATTGCTAAAATTAAATTTTCAACAACATTGATTTGCTCTGGATTTATATAGTTAATTTTTACCAAGACTCCATTCTGATTTGTATAAGTTCCTTCCTCTTTATCACTTTCAGATAAATTAGCGACAACAATCGACTTAACAGTAATTCTTGGTTCCCATGTAGCAATTGCATTCGTAATCGCTTCAGTTATAGCTGATCTTGTTACCTCGTTATTAGGCTCGTAAAAAAATTTACGCAAAGGTGTGCCAAATTGAGACAACATGACTCTATCACCGGGATTAGTCAAAATTAACTGGATTAAATCACTTTTAATATTTCTTGGTCCTAATTGAGTGTAAAAAAATCCTAAAGGATTTTTTGACACCGGAAACGGAAGACCTTTTAACACAATTGCCATTAAAACTCCTAAATAATTATTTTCAACTAAGAGGTAACCCTCCAGAACACTGATCATCACCCGGAGCACATGCTTCTATATTTAGATTGCCAATTCCAATCCCAGTAGCTGCATTACTACAAGAAGCATAAACTCTATCACTTGCTTTAATACAACCATTTGGCATTAAAACCAATATTGGGAATATGCCCGGAACACACTCTTCTTTATTCGCAGTTGCTTGAGCGGTTGCTTGATCCAGTTCTGGTTTCAATAAATTCTCTGGAGGACTTACTCTATTGTTATCAGTATTGCTTGGTGGTTTGTAATCTCTACCAGCTAACAAGAATATTTTTTCGTCCACTTTGACAACATGATTTTTTCTGCCAATGTGAAAGAAATCTTCCTCTGTATAATCCAACCTGTTCGTTTTAACATATATTATCTTGTGACCCTCGATAACATCTAAAGCATTCTCTTTCGCATACAAAAATAAATTTCCACCTGATCTTACTTGTATATATCCCGATTCGTTAACATCTGGATATCCCTCTTGTAATTGAATAATATGAGGTCTTGAACCATTCTCAATAGTTTTTTGAGGAGCAATAATATCAATTGATTGCCCTTGAGTTGTTTTTTGATCAGGACTGTCATTTAATGTAATTTGTAACCCATAACCAGTTCTTAATTGCATATAAGCTGCATTAGCATTGTTCTGAGGGAATACTCCATCTTTACGACACCCGTATTCTCTTTTATTGCCCTCGTCAGACATAATAAATTGGTGTTTGCTAGTTGATGTCATAATAATACCTTGACCAGCTGAAGCTCTACCATCACAATTAGGACCATCAACAGCATCACACAAAAATATTTCATTTCCCAAAGCACTATGTAATTTTATTCCATTTGAATCACTACGAACCGTATCAGATCCACTATCAGTTCTTTCTAAATCATTCATTTCAATCAAATGACCAGTTGCTGATTTCCAATATGTTCTGCCAGCAAATTTATTGTCACAACCAAAATCAAATGCTTCTGTACTCCTGTTCCAATCCATAGATCCTCTTGGTTGATTCACAGAATCATCCATCACAAGAGTATGACCCGAAATAGAAAGTATCTGTACTCCAGTTTGAGGTAAATCACATTTATTGTTTTGAGGAGTTTGTGGACCTCTGTAAGGTCTACACTCACTTGCTTGTTTGAAAAATGGATTTCTACCATTTTGACTATCTGGTCTCTCTTGTGTTTCTGGTTTGCCACCAATAATAGTTGATTGACTCGATGACGCATCACTTGAATAAGCACAATCTGTATTTTCGCTTTTTTTATTTAAAGCTTCATTGGTAACTGTGGAATTTCCCGACATATCAATTGCTGTTTGCCCATTTGAAGCGTTATTTATGTCGTAAACAGGAGGATTTGGAAGTCCTACAATACAACTCGTATCTCCATCTTTTTGATTGTTAGCACATGTTGGATGCGCCCATTGACCAGCATAATGCAAATGGTCATCCTTAAATATCATCCAGTTCCCACAACCACTCATAATTTCAATTCTTTTCCACTTTCTATTGCATCTGGCATCCCCATCAACCATTTTCATCATGTGCTTTTCAGGAGTTTTAAACCCATATATATTGGGATATGTGGCTCTTGTTAAGATGGACTGGTCTTTACTTAATTGCGATATAGAATCAATATCATATCCATTATAAGATTCTGTATTCCAAGGAGGAAAAACTTGTGAACCATCATTTGGTCCACAAAGATATCCATTTCTTCTGCCTGCATATAATTGATTAAATTCTTCAATCGGCGTATTAAAATAACTCAACGATCCCGGTCCACGTTCTCTACACCATGTAGTTCCTAAATAATAAGCCGCTCCATTATTGCCACCTTCAAAAGCAATGATAACTGTTGACCCAGCTGGAGGAATCCATGATGAACCACTATCGTCAAATCCACCAAAAGATGATATAGGCAAAGCCCAAGGTAAACTTGAAACTTCTGAAGTAGGATCATCAAAAATTGGAGAAAACCACTGTACTCTATTTTGCTTCCAGATATCCATCGTACTAACGCAAATAGCAGAATAAATACCAAATTTACTTATAGGTTGCTTATATCTTGGATCTCGTAAATCTTTTGTTGCGACATTAAGTTCTGCAACTTTTGACTCAAGATTTTCTAATCTTTTATACATCTCTTCAGCCATGTCTGCCATATCAACCTCTAAGCTTTGTTCTTGGTGAAGGTATTTGTGTCAATTTTAAATCTGTAACCCATCCACCATCGTTTATTGTGTGATCACAACCTGTTACAGTATAAAATCCATCTGATATCATAGAATTAATTTTTGGATTTGCTAACCAATCTGTCTGAATACCAATTGGCGTTATACCTTGCGTAAAGACAGCAAATGGATTGATAAATATAATTTTTATCGCTCCACCCTTTATGTTTAAAGACCAAAGAAATCTAGGATCTCCCTGAATTGTCATGGTAGCTGTTATAGCACCAGCAGTTTCTGGTTTACTGTAGTTTTCAGCAGCAATTGCTGCAACACCAGCTTGCGCTTGCACTCTAGGTAAGTTTTTCGGAGCATCTCTATCCCAAGCATCATTTGCCACAGCTCCTCCCATCGCAATATCTTGACCCGGAGCTGTTTTTGAATTCTTTTCTTGATCAGCCTCGTTACCATCAAAAGGATTACATAAGTCTTTAACTTGTACTGCTCTAATGTTAGACCCACCACCCGCTTGACCACCTATAGCTTTATTGGGAATACCAACAAGATTTATTTTAGGAGAAAATCGTATTACTGGACTATAGTCTCCACCATTAACAACATATGTTCCTAAAAATGGTCCTAATCCGCAAAATGCCATCGAACCTCTTCTTTGAATGCAAAATGTACTGTCAGCTTCAACTAAATAAAGAGCATCATCATTCGCCCCTGTCGGGAACATCATGTAAACACCTTTGTTACTTGTGGTTACAAATGTATCCATATTTTTTCTAATAGCATCCAAAGGAGGCAAATTATAACCAGCATAAACTCCTTTTTTCGTTGCATTTGGCGCACTACCAGCACCTTTTTCTGCGCCAATACTCCACTCTCCATTAGCACCCTGTGGAGGTCTAGCCAAAATAACACGAGCTTTTGCAGGATCATCAAAGGCAATTCTTGGAGGACAATCACCATTTAACATTATCTCAGCCGCCCTTAACAACGGAACTTGTTGACCCGGTGCTCCTACCCTCTTGTTAACCGTTAAATTCGAATAAGGTCCATCTGCCGATTTTAAAATTAAATTATATCTCCATATGTTTCTTTCAACATGAACTTCTATCTGATGTAAAAAGAAATTAATGAATGGACCTATTGGTCTACCAGCAATTCTTTTGGAAGGAGAATTAACATAAGGCTGATAAACAGCTTTCTTTCCTTCAGAATTCACAAAGACATAACCAACATTAACCGAAACAATGAATATTTCTTGAGGCTTTACAACATTGTCATTGTTAATACCCTCTTTGTTCCAACATCTATTCTTATAGACTGTATTGTAAAATCCAATAAAATCATTTCCAGAAGTATCAACAATTTCTAAAGTTGCACCATACGCATTCTCAATCGACAAAGTAAAACTTTTTATAAACGCATTTCTAGATTCATTGCTTCCTAGAAAATTACCTGTAGAAACATAATATAATTGTTGTTGTTCTTGTCTTGCTACTTGCAATTGTTCATTGTCAAAACGCAAAACTCTATAGAACCTCGCCTCTACAAATGGAGAATACATTTGAAATGGCAAAGTCTCTGGAATACCTGTGGGTCCAGTAAACGGTAAAGCTCTTCTTAAATCACCGCATTGATTGTAGCTCGTACCATCTACTACAAAACTTGGAGGAATTTGATATTTTAAATTTATAGGCATGTTAAAATGTATTTATTGGTAGACGAATGGTTTTACCTGCAACAAAATCTTTTATATCATAAATACCATTTATTTCCATTATAAGCCACCAAGAATCAGGATAACCATAAACTTGAACAGAAACTAAATCAGGTCTATAAGCAAAACCTTCTGGAATCACAGCATACTTGTCATATGTGGTAACAGGATAAGTTCTCCTCTTATAAACTTCAAATGTAAGCTTCTTCTCGTCACCGTAAACATAAACTTTAGAATCTTGGTATCTAGACAAAGCATTAACGTATTTTGAAGCAGTTGCAGTTTTCGATTCTTCAATTTTATATGCCATTTTATGCCCCTAATTGTAGTATTCTTTCTGCGCCGGGAAGATATCTAGAATCGTAAACAACATCAAAGTCTAAATCTATATCAAGCTTCATAGGTAAATATCTACCAAATGGATAATCAGTATTCCAAACTTGATCAGTAGGAAAAGAAGTGGTATAACTTAACATTACAACATTTAGCTCAACACCATTATTAGCTAATAAATCACCACACTTAATGCTCAAAACAACAGGAGGAATATAAGGAATTATGTTTGCTGGATCTCTTCTAGGATATACACAAGCTTCCAAAATTCTTAAATATGATATATTTCTATAAATACTATCAGCATCATAAGAAACAAGCGTGAATTTCCACTTTATAGACCTAGCAGTACCTGCGCTAAATGTTTTGAACGGCATTGTTCTGCCCATGCCCTCCTCAGAATTGTAATTAGCACCTTTGCTGTCTGTTATAGATGGTAAACTATACATATAAACGTAAAGACCTTGTGCCCTAATATAACAATCAGGGATTACGTTAAGTTGACCAGTATTTGTAGTTGCAATAATTCCCATGTTTTAACTCAGTAATTTTTTAGTATTTATTCTGCAACATTAATATATTGCTTTGATCGCATCACTTTTTGTATAAGATCCACCCATCATGTTACTAAGTCTAGGATCTACTTTTGAATAATTCCTAGATCCATACTCATCAATCATTCCTCCAGCCGGAGCAGAACTAGACATATTCTTCAATCTATCTGAAATTTCTCTTAAAATCGAAACCATTTCTGCTGAATTTTTTTCTTGCACAACTGATGTCCCAAATTTATCACTCGGCATCGTCGCCATCTGCGCTTTAGTTCTTTCATTTGTAGTTATTAATTGATTTTCAGGAGAATATGGAACATTTCCAACTCTTCTGTTAAATAACATTTGTGGACCTTCATTAGGGTCATTGTCTGAATATCTGTTAAGGAGATTAGAACGACTACCTTCATTATTATCTGAATAACGATTTAAAAGATCTTTTTTAAGTGACAATAATTCTTCTGTTTGCAAACCTGTTCGTTTAAAAGAATTGTCTGGACTGCTTGTTGCATCTTTCATATGAGCAATCAAATTGGTATACATCTCTTCTGGTTTAGCAGTGCGGTCTTTCATATGAGCAATCAAATTGGTATACATCTCTTCTGGTTTAGCAGTGCGGTCTTTCATATGAGCAATAGGATTAGTAAACATGCTTTCTGGGCTAGCCTTGCCTCTGTTCGCATGAGCAAGAGCATTAGAGTAAATGGGTCGATTAGGAGGCATTTCTAATGTCATTTCTGACATGTTAAAAGGTCCATTGCCTTTTGCGATTTGATTAAATTCTTTTGGAACTACTATTTCACCTTCATGCAAATACGCCAAACCATTTTCTGTAATTCTGTTTGTTCCCACTTGAAAATGGTCAATAGGATCTCCCGGTTTCGGTGGTCCTCCTCTTAAATTTGGGTCTCGATCTGCTCTTTCACCCGCTCTTCTCAGCCTTTCAATTTCGTCTGTTGCCATTTTTAGAGCGTTTCTTAGTTGGTCATTTGCTATCTTTAATGCATCTTTTGCAGCGTCTGGAAGTTCTCCTGTTTCGCCAAAAGCAATAATTTTGACAATTCCAAGAATTTCTCGCATAGTTTGCCGCATTTCTGATGATTCTTTATTAATATCATGTAAAATTTTTGTAGATGGATCTAACCCTTCTTGTTTTTCAGTTGCTAATATTTGATTTGCGGATTGAATTTTTTCAATTGTTTCTCTGAGAGCACTTGTATCACCTCCTTCAGCTTTTTTCAGGACATCATCTAACATATCTGGGGTTATATCTAATGTTTTTTCTCCTCTTGCATCTAATCCTTTATTTATTTCGATTAAAGAATTTGCCATTACATTCTTCATTATATCTTTATTCGTAAAGTTCAATTTTTTATAAGCTTCTGGAGATAAACCTTGTAACGCTGCAATGTCAGAATCTAATCCTTCAGTTTTTCTTTTTGTTCCAAAAGCAGATGCACCTTCTTGGAAATTTTTGGCACCTTTAAAAGATTCGCTTATTGTAGCCAGAATGTCAAGACCCTTGGATGTCTTTAAGCTACTTTCTTTTTCTTCGAGAGCTGCTTTTTCTTTCGGTGTTAAACCTGCTTTGGCTTTTTCTTTTTTAATATCAGCCATTTTTTGATCAAATGTTTTAGTACTTTCTTCAAGCGCCTTTTTCATCATTAGCAATTCGCCTGCTTGCTTTCCTGTTCGAGAAACTGCTTGAAGATTCAAAATCATTTTTTCTTCAGCACTTAGCTTTTCAAATTGTTCCATCGAGGTAAGACCCATCTCTTCTAAAACATTGCTAAATCCTTTACTAAATTTACTCATCGATTTTTCTGATTTAGTCATAGTTCCTGTTAGTAACTCTTCGTAAACACCACCAGAATCTGCGGCTTGGCGCATAATTGTAGCCATAGCATCGCCGCCGTCTAATAGTAACTTTGTTCCATCTGTTAAATATTTTTGCATTTCTGAACCAGCATCTTCAACACCAAACTTTTTGAAACTTGCTGACATCTGCATAACATTTTTCATTGACATTGTTGTTAAATTACCAGAATTTCTTAAACTTCGTGTAAATGCTTGACTGCTTTGAACAACGTCTCTTAATTTATCTCCTGTTATACCAGTATTTCTTGCGACATCAATCATTGACTTGTTAGCAAAACCTATTTGTTCAGTAGTCATGTTACCAGCAATACTTAAATCTAAAAATGTTTCATGTAATGACCCAGCAGCTAATCCAAGTTGTCTTTCAGTGTTTAACTGAGCAACTGCAATTTTTTGCATATCTTTGCTGCTTTTTATGCCTGATCTTGCATACTTTACAAGTTGTTTTTCAAATTCGACTTCATTAAATCCAGTTTTATGCACAGATTTTGATATTTTAGTAAAATTTTCTAATATGTATCCACTTTCTGCTGTCAAACCTTGTGTTTGATGAATAGCTCTTTTCATATCAACATTAAATTGATTTATCTCTGTTGCCATTGCAAACGGATTAAAAAGCATGTCACCAATTGTTTTTGGAAAAAGTTCTGGCAAACTTAACAAACTAGTTTCAAAGTCTTTAAGAAAGTCAACAAGCATACCAACCCATGATCGGGAAGGCGCACCCGGAATTCCACCACCACCACCACCACCAATTCCACCACCACCACCACCACCACCACCACCACCACCACCACCACCACCACCAATTCCACCACCACCACGGCAGCACGTTTTCAATAAGTCTTCTATTCTTCCTAATATTGTCTTTTCAGTATCGCCCGGCACAACCGAAAATCTTTCTATAGGCATTCTGGCATCAGTGTCGCTAGTTCTTTCTATTGTATCAGATAATTTCCTAGTATTTTTTTTATTTGCTAGATTTCCATTTTTAATGTAATTGGCAATTTCTTCGACAGTTTGTCTTATCTTGTCCACTCCTGCTTCAAATTTATTTGATATTTCTTTCAACGAATTAAATAATTCTTTAAAGTCACTTTCAGTTTTTGCTTTACTCTCTTTTGTTTCTCCAGTAAGGTCTCTTTCATTTATGCCTAACTCGTTTTTTACGCCTGCCATGGTTTACTCACTTTTGTATCATGTCTTGTACTGAATTATTTATCAACTTGCTTATTTGATCTTTTACGTTTTCTCTAATTGCTTCTGATTCTTGTGGATCTATTGATCTGCTAACTGACATAGATCTAAGAATCAAATCACAATCTAAGACTTTTAAATTTTTCAGACCATTTCTCTTATATGTCCTGTACGCATCTACTATATATTCATAAGGCTTTACATTCTGATAATTGAATCCTGTACGACATCCATTTAGTTTATCTTTTTGCAATACTTGTTTAATTTGATTAAACGTCAAATAATGCAAGTTAACACCATGAATATAATTATTGCTTACATATGTTAAAATAGCCAAAGGATAGACATCATTTTTAGCAAACAAATATTGAAATGTAACAAGACTGCCACTTGTGACAGTCTTTAAACTAGGACCATATTGGTTGCCTCTGACACCTCTGGAAATGACATCTTTGAATAAACTTCCATATTCATTACGAGCCATAATTCATCTTTTCTTTTATTGCTTTGTCTAATAAATTTTTCCTGACGGCATCCATTTCTCCATAATTTGGACTTGTACCTAAAAATTTAATATATTTTGGATTAGCGATCTTGTCTCCTGATTCGTCATCAATATATTTTTTTGTTACATTTGAATAATCTTGCTTGAAAACTTTATAATACAAATCACCTTTACCGAACAAATTCAGAAAATCATAAATTTTAGAATGTGGTAATCTTGTAGGCATTGTAAGAAAATCGTGAATAAGATGTGTGTTATGTGTGTTTCCATTGCACCACACAGCTAATTTCATAAATCTGCTAATTTCTTCAGCATCTCCTTTGGAATAACCTTGAGTTAACAACAAACTTTTTGTCATTTCTGGATTGTTAGGATAAAGAAGATACGCAGTTGTCATGATTTTATTGTTTGGTAAATCATTAATAATATTTGCGAAATTGCAATTAGGAAATAATTTGTTGAGTAATTTGGCATGTTGCAAGTTTTTTAAATATTGAGTTGGATCAACATCTAAATTGTCAATTGCTTTAACATAATAGTTTTTAATGATTCTTCCATCAAATTCTGCTTCTTTAATAAAATGGTGCATAACATGTAAAAACTTATCAGGAATTTTTTTGTCATTTGAAAAACGACAACAAATATCAGCTAATCTGAATGGAAGGTAATGGTCTCTTTTAAATGTAGTTTCTGGGCTTTCTACAGTTGAAATTTCTCCAACTTTTAAATCATGTGCTCCACCAACAGGATCAGTTAGTTCTCCGTTTTCTCCATCAGAATTTTTCAACTTCAAGTAAAGAGCATTAATTGTTATGTCTCTTGTAAATGCATCTTGATCGATGTTGTGAACAAATTTAGCTTCTGTCGGAATTAAAAATCTATTTTTATTATTTTTGTTAAATGTGGAAATATAGGCTTTTTGGTTTCCTTTTTGGACAACTATTTCCATGATGTTGTTTTTTGAATCGTGTCTTGCTGGGTAGTAGACAAGTTCTTTATCATCAAACTGATGGTCACCAAACACTTTTTTGAATGGTGTTTCGGAATTCTTTAAAATAAGTATAATCTCATCTGGAGTTGCATCGGTTGCAATATCAAAATTCTTGAATGTTTTTCCGCTTAAATGATCTCTTAATGTTCCACCAGTTAAATATATGCTTTTTCTTTTTAAAGTAGGTTGAATTGTACCTTTGCTTTTATCAAGTGTAGTATAACCTATTTTTACTTTATCGCTATTCTCAAACGCTTCTATAATTGGTTTGAGTAACGAATTATTTGCAGAATCTACTTTAAAAGGTCTAAAATTACTTGAACCTTTTACGTCTTTAAGTCTAATTTTAGATAATAATTCTTCGCTCATTTTTGTATTCCTATAGCATATAAAATGTATCCGACAGTTATTGGAAGCACAATGTTATAGATAGTTATCCATCCATTATACAATAAAGTAAACATATTTTTCACATTTGATTCAGCGCCAATTTTACATTTATATAAATATTCATGTCCATTTTCAAGATTATAAATTCTATCAATCATGTTATCAATGTTGTCAACAAGCTTTTCCAGTTTGTCTTCAAAAAGTATGATTTTAGTATGCAATTCTATATGTTTGTCAATAATTTTTTCAAATTTATTATCTAATTTATCTTGGTTTTCCAGCATGATTTTAACTCTTTCATCAACTCTTGATGTTGAGTCATAAAGAATTTGTACTTTCTTTTCCAGATTGTCATCATCTGGATTATTTTTTTTTCCAGTAACCATATTTATATATATTATTTTGTTGTTAAATTGTAAATAATAACATGAAAAACAAATCGATCATTCCGCCAGTGTCTGTTATATTGCCTTCTTCTGAAGGTAGCACGATTGTAAGTGATGAGCAGTTGATGGGACTTTATGGTGAAATTTTAGAAGATTTGCGTAGTGATCGCAAGGAAGTGGATGCTATTTTATCAAATTTTGTTGAAATGGTTATGAATGAAGGTGATTCGACATCAGCTTCAAAGGAAGCTTTGGTCAATTTGGCAAAATTAAAATCAGAGATTGCAATTGGTAAAAGCAAAATTGCAGATCTTATGACCTCTTTGAAAATTAAAGAGAGACATGTTTCTAAAATTAATGCCACTCAAAATAATAATATAACAATAACCGATAGAAGAAATTTGATTGAAACGATAAATAAATTAACAAACGATAAGGAAGAACAAGATGATGAGTTTGATCAATCTTCAAAATTGGCTAATGAGTGAGCAAGAAAATCCAGCAGGACCACCTGATTCTTTTATGGGATCAGATCCGACAAGTCTTGCTCCTCAGTCATATGATAAAACAACACAATTAAGTGTTCCAAAAGTTAAATCTCCTATGGAACAACCAAATATTCAGGAACCAAGAGAACCTGATATGCCCAAAGATTCTAAAATATCTGATTTTAGTTCTTGGAAAAATAAGTTTTTTAAAGAGAGCATCAAGAACGATGTTGGCACTTTACTTCAAATGATTAATAACGTCAGAGAAGGAGAACTTTCCACCTATCAGAAAAAGTTTGTAGAAGATAATCTTCAAATTGTTTTCTTAAGGCAAAATTCTAATATTAATAAAGCATCTGGTGAAATGCGCAAAAAAATTAGAGAAGATCTCGATATGGCTAATCCGGGCGTTTCTCTGTCAAATCATTTTTCATCCACATTGTCATCAATGCCAGAATTAATAAATACATTTATTAGAATATCTGGCTATTATAGCAATAAAGCAGATCTTCATAGGAAGTACATTGCATCTTTACTTGGAGCAATTCAAGTGGGTTCTGGAGCGCAACAAGAAGATATAGTTTATAATGAAAAAACTTTTTCAATTAGAATATCAACTAGATTTAATAGTAAATTTGGACTTGTTGATGTAGGCAGGTGGTCATTGCAACAAGATGATCCAGAAAAGTATCTTGCTGATGCTGAATTAGAAAAACTTGATAGTGGCGCACCAGAAGAGAAAAGAGTTTTAAGGCATAGAATTATTGTCGAATCAATTGCAACTTCATTTGAAAAAAGAGTTTTTATTGTTAATGTGTTAGCCGATAATGGAACACTTTATTTTGTTGGCATGGATATTTCTAACATTCTCAGAAGCGGATATGATAGCGGCGTTTTCACAGTTTCTACATTCCAAAATGATGCTTCAGAAGCACTATTTGACTCCGATGGTAATCTCACAACTCTTCAAGATATTAAAATACAATATCAAAAAGAAAGCGGAGAAATGGACGAAAATGGTAACCCTCTTAAAGATAGAACTGAATTTCTTGTCAAAAGAGACGGAATTCTATTTGTGAATGCTTCCCTAGAAACATTGATGGATGCATCCGGTAGTGTCAATGGTTTAAGTGTCAAAGAACTACCATATAATGGAAATCCAAGCGACTTGGTCAATTTGACCAGATGTGTTGCTAGCGTACCAGAACAAATACTTCGCAACTGCTAATAGAATATAAGGAAAAATATCATGTTATTTAAAGAATATGTTAATCGTGATAAAACAATGACAAAGAAAAGATTACTTCTTTTAATGTATTCTTTGGAAAAAGATGGTCTACGAGTTGAAGATTTTACACACGAAGATAAACCTTATATTTTTGTCTACGCTTATCCAGTTGCCACAACATTTGAGGGTGTAAGATTTTGCATGCATGGAGATATTCTTGCCTTTCAGACGGCAAAGAAACCTGATACACAACCTTATGGTGAAGCGTATGAACTTGATTTACAAGCAATGGTAATCGATATATTTAATAACGAAAAAAATAAAACAGAAAAACATATTACTAATATGCTTCTTAGCCTTATTGGCAGAGAACTAAGAGATCATTTCAAAAAAGCCAAAGCAGCTGAAGAATATGTTTTGACTGGACAAGTAGGTGACGGTAAGAGCGCATCAGGACAAATTGTTATTAGAAATAATGGAACTGATTATGCAAACACAGTTCTTAGTAAATGGAATTAAAAATATAAATTTTAATTATTGCTAACGAGTAAACCTGAAGATGATTAATGTGAAAAATGTATCATTTGATTCGTGGTACAATCAATTGAAAAACAAACAAGTTGTCATTCCAAATAAAGGAATAGGAGATATAATAATAAGTTCTAATTATGCAAAATATGCTGAATGTGGAATTCTCTATTTTGAAACATTTTTAGATTACAGAAACAAATTCATCAAAGAATATTGCACTTCAATGAATCTTCCCTTTTATGTAACAACAGAGCAAAAAAGATCAATTATACTTAATAACAATCAATATAAAAAAATAATTCAATTTGATATACCTAAACTGTTTAACGATAAAAACAAAGACGATAAGCTAAGTAACATTTTTACACAAAATCATGGTTTTGTAAAGAATACAGATGAAAAGAATGTGCTAATATGCCCTATGGGATCACAAGACAGCAAAATCGCAAACTTTAAAAGACACATATTCAAAAATCATTTAGAAAAAATAATTGACTTGCTATTAAACAAAAATTTTAAAGTTTTTCTTGTTGGGATAGAAAAAGATATAAAAGAATATGGTTTTTACAAAAACATTAAATGGATAAATACTAATCACATAATACATGATGAGAAGAATAAAGAAGAAATAGATATAAAAAAATTTATGCAGTTTACAGTTAATGCAACATTTACAATATCAGCTGCAACATTCTTTCCAATTTTATCAAGTATGTTTAATATTCCAACATTAGTAATAAGAAGATATGATGCGTTTAACCATCCAATGTATGAAAACAATAATGATTTTTCTAATTTTTTCTATAACACAAAATGGTATAAAAGCTTGCGATTAGTTACTTATGAAGAAGTTTATGATCATTTAAACAAAATTAGATAGAATATTATATACATTAATTAAGAATAAGGATATTGCGCTTAACATGATAAAAAATAAAAAATTAGAAACTTATGAATTTAATCAATTGTTTAATATTATTTTTTTAAATTTTAATAAAAATTGCTTGATGGGTAAAGAAAAAACAAGGTTTCTGTATCAACAGTTAATGTCTATTGAAAAAAAATGCAGAACTGCCGAAATTGGTGTTTTTCAAGGATTTTCTTCAAAAATTATTGCTCTTTGTAATGGTGGGAAAGAACATTATTGTTATGATACTTTTTGCGGTGTGACAAAATCAGATTCTAGTATAGATAAACATATTGATGGGGATTTTAACTACCCTTTGGAAAAAGTACAACGAAATATCAATTTGAATAATGTAATATACAAAAAAGGCATTTTTCCCGAAACATTTGATGAAGGAAATTTAGAATTTTCTTTTGTGCATAGCGATACTGATACTTATTTTGGGACCAAATCTTCATTAGACTGTTTTTCAAAAATTATGTGCGAAAACGGTAAAATATTGTTTGATGATTATAAATGGAGATATTGTCCCGGTGTGGAAAAAGCAATATCTGAATTTTTATTATCAAATAAAAATTATAACTCACAAGTTAACGGAAATCAATGCGTTTTAACTAGAATTTCATAAAGTAAAGCAGGATACTAATATCCTGCTTTACCATTTTTTTGCTTAGCCAATAATCATACTTTTAATTTTTGAAACAATCATGTCATAAACCATCTTAACCCACATAGGCTGAGGAAGAAGGTTCCATCCAACGATTAAACCACAACCGAACCAAAACATTGCATCCATCATGGTATCACCTCCAATAGTATATATCCATAATATTTTAAATTATATATTTATCCAATTATCTCACTGTATGTGGAAATTACAAACTTTATTACTGTTGGCAGTATTTTAAGCGTTGTTTAACCTACGAATAATGCCATGAGAATCGTTTTTTTATTTAAATGCTAGTTAGAGTCAACTCGATAAGATAATTCATTAACGGTGCCATTATTCAATAAAAATTTTATTATGTAGACAATTGACTATGTGCATTCGACTAGTTTTGTGACACCATCTTCTACTACTTCTATGTATTCTCGCCAACTTAAGCTTTTGTGTCTTCTTATAATCTTTATTTGACCAGCATGAACTTTTCTGTGACAATTGCTACACAAAAGAACACAATTTTCATGATCATATTTTCCTTTATTTTCACCTTCTAGTATTCTGTGTATGTCTAATGTGGCAAGATTATTTTCTCCACATAAGACACATTTTCCTCTAGATAGTTTGTATGTTTTTTTATTTTTTATTCTCATGTTTTAACTAAATAATTATAGACAATTTATTTATTGAGGTATTATGAAAATAGATTTAATTAATTTGGTTAATAGCATACAAGATAAATTAAACGATCTTAAAGTCAAGATAGATAGTTTGCCAAACGACCAAAATTTTATGAATCTTAAAAATGAAAATGTTTCTATTGTGCAGCAAACTATTGTACAGCAAACTATTCAGCAGCAAGCAATTGATGTTCAAAAGCAGTTGGAAGATTTTATTAGCAATCCGCAATGGGTTGCAGCTGTACCACCTGATCTTATGTGTGATGAAAATAACAATGAAGATAAGATGGAACGTGCTAGAGGCATAAGAGATATATTTTACCCAAATTATTCGTTTGAAAATAAGAGAATTTTAGATTTTGGTGCTGGTTATGGACATTTAGTTAAAGCTGTTTCTGAGAATAATCCTGCAATAGTTGTTGGGTATGACATAAAAAATGATTTTCAAATTGATTCTAACGATAAAATGAAATTTACAACATCTTGGGATGATGTTCTAAAAAATGGTCCATATGATTTGATATATATTTATGATGTTATTGACCATATTGTAGACGATAGACCGGAACAATTTCTTTCTAAGGTAAGGTTATTGTTATCTGATAATGGCGTAGCAAGAATGAGATGTCATCCTTTTATAGGAAGACATGGCGGACATGCTTATACTAAAGTAAATAAATCTTATGCTCACTTGGCTTTAACAAAAGAAGAATTAATTGCGCTAGGATGCGACTTGAAAAATTACCCAACATTAAAAGTGCTAACCCCGATTATGACTTATAATAAATTTATTGTAAGTTCTGGATTAAAAATAATTGATCAAAAAACTATTTCTGAACCAGCTGAAAAATTCTTCTTGGAAGGAGATGTTGGAAATAAAATTAAAGTAAACCTGAATATTAAAAACTTATTAATCCCTCAAATGAGTATACAATTCTGCGATTATACGTTAACTAAATAAATCCTTATGTTGAAATAGTATATATTTCAATATAAGGAGAATTCATGGCTAATGTTACTGCCGGTTTCGGCGTACAAATATTTGATAATACTTACACTGGTGGAGCAAGCGACAAAATCGCCAGTGTCGCTAGTGGAAGAATTTTAGTTGAAACTGGCAATCTTAACATACAAGGCTTAGCCAGCGGAACACCTGTTATTACAACAGAAACAGAGATATCTGACGATGTAATAACATCTTACGGCACTTCGGAAAATGTTTCTTCTACAACAAGTTCAGTAGTTTCGTACTATAACATATCCAGTGAAAAAACATTTTATTTAAAAGAAATAATTGCTAGCGCATCTTCTGGTCCTGTCAAAGTAATTGTAGAATACGCTGCTGCTTCAACCGGAGCAGCATCAGGTACTTATGCTGTTGGATTTTTTTCCTCAGCAAACCCAACACTAACAATTCCATTTTATCAACCAATCGCCATCAGTGGTCCTCTTTACATAAGAGTTACCATGAAAAATGATTCAGCATTTACGCAAGATCTTTATTCAACCATTATTGGAAGATTAATATAAAATGCATATTAATTACATATTAAATCTTGGTATTTCTAAGAAATCATATGTCGGTTCTGGTTCGTTTGAACTTGTAGGTGAAGCATCGACTATAATTGCCATAAATTATGAAGGTGCAGGTAAATTTGAATTAGTTGGAAATGCGATAACGGATTTAAAATATTATTACTTAGGCAACGGTTCATTTGAACTTGTAGGAACAAATACTGGAAAAATTCCAGAAAAACTATACACCAATATTAAATTTTCTGTCAATCAGGTCGGAAAAACTTACGATAACAAACAATACAAAGTTTTACAAACACAAAGCGTTGGAGACTATCCACTTTATGTAACCAGCAATACCTTGCAAACAAAGGTATTTGATAATAATAGTCTGTTTACAGATTCTGAAATATCAACAATACTTTCTAACAAGTATTCAAATGAAATAACAAAGTATCAAAAAACTATTGATTATATAAATCATAAGTTAAGCACAATACCATTGCCTACAGATGAAGAATTTTTGACAAACATTAAATTTAATATTAATGAAACATTTATCAATCTAGTTAACATAAACAATGAAGTTATTTCAATTGCTGGATCAGAAATAGAACCATATTATATAAGTGAATATGAAATTGCTAATCAAAAAGCAGCTTTGACTCCTCCAGAAAATATTGGTTATCGAGTTGGTGTTAATAACAATCTAATTGATAAATATGAAAATAAATTAGATATTATCAATAACAAACTATCTGGAATGACACCACATCCACTATCTCCAATTAGAACTAATGTTAAATTT